ACAGGCAACCTAGATTTGGGCGGAACATCAAATAAGTATGATGGCGTATATTCAAACCAGATTGTTGTGACGGATGGAATCACTGCACCTAGCACAATATCTGGTCATGCGGTGATTTATGTTGATACGGCAGATGGCGACTTAAAGGTTAAATTTGGCGATGGCACAGTTAAAACGATTGTTACGGATACATGAGGTGAAACATGACTATTAAACAACAGGGTGGCATCTTTGGTCGCAATCCAACCTTTAATGATTTAACTGTTGAGGGAACGTTTACTTCTTCTGGCAATGTCGGAGGAGGTGACGCAACCTTTGATAGCTTAACAGTTGATACGAATACACTGTATGTCGATGCAACAAATGATGCGACACTCATTGGCACTACCACTTGGAATACAACGTATGAGCCAAGGCTTCAAGTCCAAGATACGGCTGGAGATGGTACTGGAGGTATTCTTGTCAACAGTTACAAGCCTTCTGTCACTTTCCTTGACTTCTCAGGCGGCACTCCTGCTGTCCATCGCATTGCGGCAGACAGTGGCAAACTTAGCTTTGAAATTGATACTGCACAGAACGGGTCGTTTACAGAAGCCTTTGGCGTTACGGCTGCTGGCAATATTGCTATGGCATCAGGCAAAGGCATTGACTTCTCTGCCACCTCTGGCACTGGCACAAGTGAACTTTTCGATGACTATGAGGAGGGGACTTGGACGCCTGTTCAAGGTGGTGGGGCAACAGTCGTTGGCAGTTTTTCATCATCTGGCAAATACACAAAGATTGGTCGTTTGGTAACAATCACTGGCGAAATGTCTGCCTCTACAACTATTGCTCTATCTTCTGCTGGAATTATAGCAACTGGACTTCCGTTTGCTCCTTCTGGCGTGTCAGTAGGTGGTCTAAGCACAGGCTCTGTTGATGTCAGTAACAGTGTTCTTATTAGCAATGTGGCCAGTGGCAGGGTTTACGCAACGGAAGCAGTCAGTGCAACGGCATCCACAATATATTTCACAGCTTCATACGAGGTCTAACAATGGCTCTTACGAAAACGCATAACAGAATGATTGATGGTGCTTCTGTCAATGTAAAGGATTTCGGGGCCACAGGTGATGGGACAACTGACGACAGCACAGCAATCGCCTCTGCAATCAGTCATGCTGATACAATAGGCGGGGCAACAGTATTTTTTCCAGAGGGGACTTACAATGTAGGCTCCACAGGAATATCCCTCACTTCTTCAAAAGTAAATCTTCTTGGCGTTGGTAGTGGCAATGAAGAGGCTTCTCCATCTACGGCTGCAACTGTAATCAAAGGCACATCGACATCTGACGAAGTAATTAATGTTGGAACATCTAGTGCTCCTCTGTTTAGAATATCTATTTCTGATCTATCTGTTGATACTGTTGCATCAATGACTGTTCCAGCAATTAAAGTATTTGCAGATCGTTGCTCATTTAAAAACTTGCACGTTGACGGTGGTGACAGCTGTATTTTATTAGCTGGCGGTATCTCAAATTACTTTGAAAATTGCACATTGCGAGATGCTGAAACTCAATGTCTGTTTATTGATGGTCAGGTATCAGGCGGCACAAACAATAATATGTTTGTAAACATGGACTGCCGTGGTGCTGGAAGTTACGGCATCAAAGTAAAGACAAACGCAGGGCTTGCTGTAAGAGACAACACATTTATGAATTGCATTATGCAAGCAAATGTCACTGCTCTTTATGAGGATGCTGTTCGTAGCAGACACTTTAGTTCTCACTTTGAAGGCAACTCAACACTAAACGGTGTAGAGTATGGAGCATCTGCAAGTGAGAGCATGTTTATTGGCGGCAATACTTTTGCTGAGACAGGAACAAGACCAGCTTCAACTATGATTGTTCATAGTGGAGTTATTGGTGGGGCAAACATCGATGCTTCATCGAATGGCAGCTTGGAAATTTTGTCTGATGGTGACTTGCGATTGTTCTTTGATACTGATGACAATGGCGATCAGTTAGAAATTTACAAAGCTGGTGCAACAACTGCTACTGCTGACTTGTTGCTCCATTTAGTCGACACAAGTATTCTGATGGATGCGGTTACTGATGTAAACTTAGCTGGTGTTGCTCAGATATTAAGAGCAACTGCATTGGGCGTTGAGGATCGTGCGGCTGATCCATCTAATCCATCTGCTGGTCGTATGGTTCTTTGGCAATCTGATGGCACTGGCTCAGGGGATGACGGTGACATCATGGTTAAGATTACAGATAGTGGCGGCACAACAAAGACAGCAACACTGATTGATTTCAGCACACTTCCATAATGCGCTTCGTGCGTGGACAGTCCAGCCAAGGAGGTAAACATGGCACTGACTAAAATGACAATCACCGACAAGATTGAAACTCTGCATCTCGCAGCAGGCTATCCTGTCATTCAGGTTCGTGAAGCAACGATCATTGCAGAGGATGGTGTGGAGATTAACCGCAGCTTCCACCGCCATGTGCTGACCCCTGACGCAGATGTGTCTGGCGAAAGCAATGAAGTGCAGGCCATTGCTGGTGTTGTCTTCACTGACGAAGCCAAGGCAGCATACGCCGCAGCACAGGCACAGGAGTAAGCACAATGGCTAACGTAACTGCTTCTATCACAGCACAGAATACCTTTACAGATAAGTTCCAAGTTGTTGGTCACTTCAACTTGTCAATCTCAGGTACATGGGCTGCTACAGTAACTGTACAACGTAGCTGGAATGGCACTGACTGGTTTGATGTAGACACATTTACATCCAACTACGAGGGTGTAGGCTTCGATGCTGAAGAGGTGTACTACCGTGCAGGTGTTAAGACTGGGGACTTTACCTCAGGTACTGTAGCACTACGTATCTCTGACAACAAAGACTTTACGTCTAAAGACGTGTTCGTTCAGTAACATGGAAGGTAAGGCTATCATAGGAGTTCTTGTAGCTGCTCTGATGGCCTTAGCTACATGGAACCTGAAGACGACACACGATCTTACTCTAGCTGTCCAACGGCTAGAGATTATTCTACTCAATGATGCAATGCTCAAATAAGAAAGCACAGAGATGATGGACGACAACAGTTGGCACCTAAGTAAATCAGTTCCTATTGCATTTGTAGCAGCTATTATTTTGCAGACTGTTGCTCTTGTGTGGTATGTCTCACAACTCGATGGCTCAGTAAAAAACAATACTAGAGACTTAGTACGTCATGAGACACGTCTTGAATCACTAGAGAATATAGTGCAAAGCCAAGCTGTAACTATGGGCCGTATGGATGAAAACATTAAAGCAATCCGTCAGGCTGTTGAACAAATGGCAAATAAATAACTTGACACAGGTAACCATACCGTGGTACAATTAGATCAAATCAGAAAAGCTGCAGAGAACGACTTAGTTTCATTTATTAAGTTAGTAGCACCAGAGCAAGTCTTAGGCCAATGCCATGAAGATGTGTGTAACTGGTGGACTAGATCAGACGGTAAAACTCACCAGCTTCTTCTATTCCCTCGTGACCATGGTAAGTCTCGTTTAATTGCTTATCGTGTAGCTTGGGAACTAACCAAAGATCCTACTCTACGTATCCTTTATATCTCAGCTACAGCTAACCTTGCAGAGAAACAACTAGGGTTTATTAAGGGTATCCTAACTTCAGACATCTATAGCCGTTACTGGCCTGAGCATGTCAACAAGGATGAAGGTAAACGGTCTAGGTGGACTACAAGTGAGATTGCTTTAGACCACCCACTACGTAAGAAAGAGAATGTCCGTGACCCTTCAATCTTTACTGGAGGTCTTACTACATCTCTTACAGGTATGCACTGTGACATTGCAGTACTCGATGACGTTGTAGTCTATGAGAACGCATACACGGGCGAGGGACGTAACAAGGTTAAGTCTCAGTACTCACTACTCTCCTCTATCGAGGGTGCCAATGCTAAGGAGTGGGTAGTAGGAACACGGTATCACCCAGCCGACTTGTACAACGATCTGATGCAGATGACTGAGGATCAGTACAACGAGGAAGGCGATAAGATTGCTGAGGATAATATCTACGAGGTATTTGAACGTGCAGTAGAGGATCGTGGTGATGGCACTGGTGAGTTCCTCTGGCCCCAACAACAACGTAGAGACGGTAAGTACTTCGGGTTTACTCGTCAGATCCTAGCTAAGAAACGTGGGCAGTACCTAGACAAGGGTCAGTTCCGAGCACAGTACTACAACGATCCTAGTGATCCAGATAACGTACCTGTAGGTAGTGAGAAGTTCCAGTACTATGAACGTAAACATTTAGTGCAAGAGAATGGTTACTGGTTCTACAAAGAGAATAAACTGAATGTCTATGCTGCTGTTGACTTTGCTTTTAGCTTATCAAAGAAAGCTGACTACACAGCAATCGTTGTAGTAGGTGTAGACTCAGACAATAACGTATACGTCTTGGATATTGATAGGTTCCGTACAGATCGTATCTCAGAATACTTTGAGCACATATTCCATCTAGTTGGTAAGTGGTCATTTAGAAAGATGAGAGCCGAGGTTACAGTAGCTCAACAAGCTATTGTTAAGCAACTTAAGGAACTCGTTAAGCAACACGGTTTGTCTCTATCCATAGACGAGTTTAGACCTAACAAACATCAGGGTAACAAAGAAGAACGGATTGCATCTACCCTAGAGCCACGATACGACAACCTTCAAATGTGGCACTACCGAGGTGGCAACATTCAAACTCTAGAAGAAGAGTTGATGTCACGTAATCCACCCCATGACGATATTAAGGATGCTCTAGCTTCTGCTGTAGACATTGCCGTTAAACCATCACGGTCAGTCAATAGAAGTAAGAGTAGCAACATAGTCTGGGCTAATTCACGTTTTAGAGGAGCCTCATAATGGCAGGTGAAACAATCGAGATTGAACAGGTTCTTGGCCCTGACCATATGGCAACTGAGATTGCTAATCGTTGGCGTGAGTGGTCTAACCTTCGTGAGCAAAAGGTAGAGGAGTGGAAAGAGCTTCGTAACTATCTGTATGCCACAGACACTCGTACAACTAAAAATGCTATGCTGCCATGGTCTAACAGCACGACTACCCCTAAGCTGACACAGATCATGGATAACCTTCATGCTAACTACTTTGCTACTCTGTTCCCACAACAGAAGTGGATGCGGTTTGAGGCCGATACAGCCGACAGCAATACTAAAAACAAACGTGATATAATCCAAGCCTACATGGATAACAAGATCCGTCAGTCTAGCTTTGTTAATGTTGCATCTGATTTGTTGTATGATTACATCCAGTATGGCAACTGCTTTGCTACAGTCTCTTGGGAAGACAGCTATCAAGTTAAAGAGAATGGTGACTTTGTTGTAAACTATGTAGGGCCACGTGTTGTACGTCTATCTCCTTACGACATCTGTTTTAACCCTACAGCCTCTAGCTTCGAGAAAGCACCTAAGGTTATTAAGTCCATTAAGACTTTGGGTGAGATCCGTAAGATGATCCAAGATGATCCATCTAAGTCTTACATGGCCGAAGTATTTGATAAGATGATGGGTGCTCGTGCTGCTGTCCGTGGCTCAGGAGAAAGCACATTTGCTAAGGCCGATGGCTACATTGCTGATGGCTTTACTTCCATCCAACAGTACTATGAGTCTGACTACGTAGAGATCCTGACATTCTATGGAGACTTCTACGACAGTGCAAATGACAAGCTATATACTGACCGTGTGATTACAGTCGTTGACCGTGCATACGTCCTAGCTAACGAAGAGAACCCTAGCTGGTTAGGTAGTGCTCCTATCTTCCATGCTGGTTGGAGGCCACGTCCAGACAACCTATATGCCATGGGTCCACTAGATAACTTGGTTGGTATGCAGTACCGCATTGACCACCTAGAGAACCTTAAGTCAGACGTATTCGATCAGATTGCATATCCAATCCTTAAGATCCGTGGTGACGTAGAAGACTTTGACTTTGAACCTGCAGCCCGTATCTACATGGGTGAAGAGGGTGATGTAGGATACCTAGCACCAGATGCTACAGCACTACAGGCTGACCTACAGATCCGTCTGCTAGAGGATAAGATGGAAGAGATGGCTGGTGCTCCTCGTCAGGCCATGGGTATCCGTACTGCTGGTGAGAAGACTGCCTTCGAGGTACAGACACTACAGAACGCAGCCTCACGTATCTTTGAGCACAAGACTGCCCACTTTGAACGTGTGTTCCTTGAGCCTATCCTAAACGCAATGCTAGAAGTTTCTCGTCGTAACATGAATGTCTCAGATACGATCCGTGTGTTTGATGATGCTACAGGTGCTGTGTTGTTCAAGACAATCACTAAGGACGACATCACAGCTAAAGGTAAGATAGTACCTGTCGGTGCTCGTCACTTTGCTGAACGTGCTCGTCGTGTACAGAACCTGACACAGCTATACCAGATCAAACTATCAGATCCATCTGTAGCTGCACACATGTCAGGTAAAGAGTTTGCTCGTATCCTAGCTGATGAACTAGGTGAGCCTACACTATTCAGTGAAAACATTGCAGTTACAGAACAACTAGAAACACAACAGCAAATGCAAGAAGCTGAGATGATTAACCAAGAGCAGCTAATGGTTGCTCAAGAAATGGGGATTTAATATA